ACTGTTACCTGGATAGACAGTCGTTGTAGAGTTTAAAGTTGCAGAAGAAGTGTAAAGAGCAATTTTAAACACGTCTCCACCTGATTGTGAAAAATCGTGATCGCCATCAAATAGTTCTTTTTTGAAACTGTTTGCTATCGCTTGTGTAATTGCCATGTTTATCTCCTTATCCTTGTTTTGGTAAACGAGGAGCACTTTCAGTATACTCATCTCGTCTTCTTCTTCCCATTTGTTCTACAGAGAAACCTTCAACTGCTTGCTTATACCTTCCTTCGTATAATTGCAAGAGATCTGCTGGTCCCTTTAGAAAACTAAAAGCCTCAACTAGGCATGCATACAAAAGTCCGTTGGGAAACTGCAGACTAAGATATGTAGTTGGATTTGTACTAGATAATCCAGCTGGTTTCAAGATATAATTTAGCTGAATTGTATATGCTGCATCTGCCACTGGAGCGAAGACTAGCGTGTCAGCATCCCAATAGCCAAAGTATTTTGGTGTTCCCTGAGTATCTTGTGGGTTATACTCAGCCATAAAATTTGTATCTCTATATTCAATAATATCTCTATCTGTTGTGGGAGATGTGCTTAAATCCTTGTCTACTATCTGAGCAGATCTGACTACTAATAGGTCAGCAGGGGTGTCTATAAATCTTTGTCCTGCCACCATGGTTGCTGTAACATATCTTCTATTATTGTCAGAATCCACATCTCTCAAGATCCTAAATTCTGCATCTTCAATAATACCATTTAAAATAGTGTCTGTTAAAACTGTTGGCGTTGTAGCGTTATTATCTACTTCTGTGTAAGCTCTAATTTTTGTTTTTAATTCGTCGTATGTCATTCATTTACTCCATTGTCTATCGGTCCTGCCGATACAAAAGATCCACCACCAGAAGCTGTGCTTGTAGCCGCTGACAAAGCTGTAAATTTGTAGCTATTATTTTCTGTCAACGTAGCCGGCATCCCATTTGGATTCTTTACTGTACTTGATATCATAGTTATTGAGAAAGCGCCAAGGACTTTTGCACCCAAAGAATGTGAGCTAGCCGTCGTGCTTTCAGGAGTATTCCCCCTAGTTTGAGCATTACTCCCCCTAGTGCATCCTGTAAAAGTATTGCCTGTGTTTCCTGTGTATTGGATAACTTCGTTTTCATATAGTTTGGTATCGCTGTTCACTTTTTCTATTATAAAAAATCCAGAAGCAGGGAACTGTGAAGAATCATTTACTAATATTGTATCTGTTGTATCGTTGATATCAGCAGCCAAAGTTGTTTCAGGTTGCAAAGTAGATATCGCTACACCACCTACAGGTTCTTTGACATCATAAAATCTTACAATATCTCCTGTTTGTCTTGCACTATTTGGTTCTGAAACAGTTATTACTGTGGACGTATTGATTGTTGAAAATGGATTATCAGGTAAAAAATCTGTTGTTGGAAACGCAGTCTTAGAAGGTCTTGCTTGTGGTAAACCTTGAGGATCAGCTCCATGTGGTTTTGGTTCTAATTGTGGTTGCTTTGGTTCAAACTCTGATATGTGTACTCTAGACCCATTCCATTCTTTTACCATCTCTTTGTATGGAAATTCCATACCAGAACGGTCGGATATAAACTTTGCATATTTACCTTTTGAAAAATTAGACACTTGGATAATACGTTTTCGGAGTTATGTAAGACGAAGATGACGACCCGTCTTCCGTCAACGCTCTATTTAGTTCATCTTCATAATAGAGTTTCATCTCTTGACATCTTTGCGGTTGATACTTTTGACATAAATAAAAAGCTAAACCTGATACCATACAAGGTACAAATCTATAAGGAACGTCGGTAGCATTTGTGTAAACACCTACGTCTTGTATTCTTTTTACGTAATAATAGTTTATAAAATTACCAGCTTGCGATGCACCTGGTGTTAAATACAAAGTGATTGTAACTTTATCAATAAATCTTTGTACAAAATATTGTGATGGTTGTCCTGTTGCAGTTTTATTAGATAGTCCTTGATATGTAGATCTGTTTATTTTTGTAAGAGGTGAATCTACATTTGAAGCTCTGTAGTTTGCTTCTAATATGTCATCAACACCATAAACAGCTGTAGCATCAGAAGTGCCATCACCTGTCGATCTAAACATAGTGTATTCTGCTTGACCATTTACTAATGTAATATTGTTATTCGCTACTTCCCAGTAGTGCAAACCTCTATTGCCCCACTCTTGAAACATAATATTTAGAGATCTTCTGGCAGTTTTCATGTGTCCACCATTCAATGTAAAGATACCTAAACGATCAAAAGCTTCTTCGATTATATCATCGATAGCAAATGTTTTGTCGAACGTTGTAGTTCCTGAAGTAGTGTTAGCCATTTAATCTCCTTACTTATCTAAAATAACAGTTACAGTAGCTTTTGTAAGAGTTGAAATAGTCATTCCGCCTTCAAACAAAATACCATCTTCTGCTAGATTGTATGAAAACACATCTCCATTTGGCACATCAACTTGAAACTGTGTTACTGAGTTTCCGTCTTGTAATATAACTGTGCCTGCTCCTGTTCCATCTGAAGCAAGAATAATTCCTCTTAATCTAGTTCTTCCTGCGAATACTGAACCTGTTGCGTCTTTTCTAACTGCTTTTACATCTGATTTCATTTTATCTCCTTATTGGCCTTGGTGGGTATTGAGATCAAAAAGTCTCAAAGTTTCCCACCAAGATAATCAATCTATTAAAACTGTTGTATGTTTATAATAAATCTAAAGTTACCACTAGCTGATGCATTTACTGTATTAGTAATTTGCAAGAAAACACTTCTTGCTGCACCTGAAACATTTGCTGCTGGAGATGCCGCTGGTGTTGCGTCACTCACAGTAGTATTTAACAATGTTAAATTGTAGCCAGCTCCTGCAGGAACAGTTGTTCCACCATCAAGAATTTGATCAGTGATCGCAGCAACTAATTGTGCTCCGCCTGTTGCAGTTCCGACTTTGTAGCCAATGTCACCAGCACCTGTTAAAGTTGGTGCAGATGTACAAACGATATCAATCGAAGTAATGATGGAATTATTTGGTTGAGAAAATTCAACTTCAGTTGTTCCAGCAGTTGCCGCTACGATTACGTCAGCAGTTCCTTGAGCTACAAGTTTAGTTCCAGTGTATTCACCAGATGCATTGATTGCGAACACATTTGTGAAAGCACCAGTGCTTGTGTTTTTTGTTGCACCAATAAAACCGTTTTCCGATCGTACTGGTCCATTGAACGTAGTATTTGCCATAATTATATCCTCCTAGTTTTCCGAACATAGTCTCTAGGCCGTCGACTGTATGCGTCTATGTTCTAATTAATTATACAGTGAGTATTTTATAGCTCAGATTTGTAAGAAGTGCAAGAGAGCCTGTAGTGAAGTTACGTTTTCAACGATGTAGCTTTTGTTTACGTAGCTACTGAAACGCTGGGTGCAGCATCTTCGATCTTATTAGTTAGATTAGCTATTTTAGCCTCTTCTAACTTAATCTGATTAACAACTTCTCTTATCTTGTTGTCAATCCGGACCATATCCAGAGTATATCTCTGGTTATCCCGTTGCTGTACCGCCCACTCTGTTTCGAGACCCCTCTTCGTTTTGTATAGGTCTCTGATGTGCGTTTGCATCTATAACCTCCTCATAGGTTACCCATATTTTAGATCTATTACTAAATCCATCTTTCTCCCATTTTATATCATTTTTTCCTAGCTTGTCAACTAGTGCATTATTAAAGGCTTCTGAGTTGTCTTCGGATGCAAGCTCGAAGTCAGTATAGTAGCCATATGCTCTGATTTGTACACGGAAGTTTATCATGGTTATTTGATTATATTCTTTAACAGCTTGTCTTTCAAGTTAGTAAATCGATAAAATAGTCCCTGATAGTCAGAATATTTATATTGTTTATCACTAAATATAAGCTCTATTTGTTTATCTGTTTCAAAGTTGATGTAACACAAAGGTGTATTTTGAGGTATGTAAAGATGATTTTGACCTTTCTTAATAGGTATAAATATATTCAAATCTAGTGGTTCTTTACAATTAATCAATCCAGGAATGATTTCAAACTTGTTCATATGCCACCAAGGATTAGATACAATCAAAGTTTTATTACATTGAATATTAAAATAAGGACAGAACTTTAAGATATAAGCATAATCACTTTTTGCATAATCTATAAACTGCCAATCAGCATGATGATTAAAATACTTTTTCCAATCATGTCCTCCAACACTACCTCTAATTTCATTATGCTCTATGAACAACTCAATGTCATATGGAGATGTAAATACAATACTTCTTTTAAAAAGATTTATAAAACCAGAACAGCTTTTTACTGTTTTCTTTGATCTAATTCTTCTGTTAATTTCATCTACAAACGTGCTTGGAATATCTTTGAAATATTTTGGCATGTTATATGGAAACAAAAGTAAATGTTTTTTTAAAATATCTACAGGTATTTCATTTGTTTTAATTATCAGTTCATTCTTTCTACTAAACATTTTTTCTTTCTATCATAAAAAAAGGGGGCCTTCAACGGCCCCCTTCTTAATTAGTTATGGTTGATTACACACCTGGTGAACCGAACATACCTCTAGGGTCTGAGAATCCAAAAGAATATCTCTCTCTAGCTTTGTATCTTACGTTACCAGTATCGAAGTCACCTTCCATA